CTTCGCTTTCAGGACATCTGTAACGGATATGAGCCGATTGAGACAGAAGAGATTACCGAAAGCGGACATCACAAGGTTGAGCTTGTTCCTCTCAAAGAGAATCCAAAGCTTGACATGCTGGAAGAGATTGTAGAAGACATCGGAAACCAGCAGATTGTAATATGGTGCAACCGTACAAGACTTCTTTATGACGCTGAAGCTCGCATACGTGATTTAGGCTATTCTACGGCAATATATGATGGAAAGATTGACAAGGAAGAGCGAGAGAAAGGCTACCAGAGCTTTGCAGAAGGAAAGACCCAGATTATGTTCATCAATCAGGCTTCTGGAGCTTATGGTCTTGACGGACTTCGCAAAGCTGATTACGCAATTTACCTTTCAAACTCTTATTCCGTTGAGCAGCGAGCTCAGAGTGAAGACCGCATACATCGTGGAGAAATCACTCGCAGCAAATACATCATCGACCTTACTTGTAAAGGAACTTGCGAAGACAGAATCACAGAAGCTCTGAAGCTCGGTCAGGAGCTCATAGATTCAGGTGTTACTGACGCAAGCATTTTCAAATACTATGGAGACTGATATGACTTTTGCAGATTTATTAGACAAGATTGAACCTGATTTTGGAAGAATCAATTTCAGGGAACGCTTAATGCTGCGAAAAGCTTTTGACGCTTTCAGAGCCAGCGAAGAGGAAAGCATACTGAGTTTTGACATTGACTTTGAAAATGAAAAGCAGAGAGATGACTGGGATTTAACTTGCTCATGCGGAGCTCTGTTTCACTGCGAAGACGAAAACGAAGTAAACTCATTTATAGAGACAAACATTTACTGCTGCTCTTGTGGAAGAAAGTTCAGATTTATTAAAAATAACGCTTGACATATTACACTTAGTATAATATACTGAGTGTAATAAAGAGGAGGTGCTTTATGTTTTTATTGTTATGTCTTATACTTTTTATCTGGGGAATAGCTGGACTTTGCTCTGACTATGACCATGAAGCAGAAGTAAGAAACGCTCGCAGAGACGCTGAGAGACGACACAAGGAAACCATTAACGCTTTACGCAGCAAGGGAACTACCAGAATCACAAGGACTATTGCAAGAGACGAGAATGGACGCATTGTTGCTCAGGAAGTAACAGAAGATTTCATTCCTAACATGGACGAGATAAGTGAGGAAGACTATGAGTAAGAAGCTTTGGAATCACCAGCGTTATGCTATTGACAAATACAAGGACAGACCTTTCTTCGGGCTGCTTTTCTCTTGTGGTCTGGGAAAGACACTTACCACAATCAGGATTGCAGAGGAGAAGGACAGACCAGTTCTGATAATTGCTCCGAACGCTCTCTGTCAGCAGTGGAAAGATGAGATTGAAGCAAACAAAGAAAAGGACTGGAACGTGCTTGTCTGTACGAGCAAGACAAAAAACACAAAGAAGTTCAAAGAAGCTTTCGACCAGCTTTGCTTTGAATAAGGAAACATTATGGCTTTAGAAGAAAAGATTAGCGAACACTTAGGAAAACCTTATGTTTATATAAAAGACCAGAAAAAGTTTCTCTGCTCAAACGGAGTGCTTTTCACTCTGGAAGAATACAAAAATGGAATCGACATTAACGCTGAATACGAAAGAAGAGCTAAGGAGGATATGCTCTATGATTACGCTTATGCAAAAAGCACTGGACTTCTTCGAAAGAAAAGGGGCTACTCTAAAATGCTGGTGGATTTATCGCCAGTGGAGCAGACAGTGGAAAATGGGGCTCTGGAGAAGCAGAATAATGAGGGAGTATACAAAGAATCCTCTGAAACGATTGCTGCGGAAAATCCTAGCGTTCCAGAACAGAAGAAGAATGAAGAAGCAGCTCAGAAGGTTTCAGAAGATGATACCAATGGGTTACAACATGAAGTTACAGTTCGTGGACGAGCTGGAGGAGACTGGGGAAATACAAGTGAAGTTCGACATGAAGCTGAAGGACGGAACGGAAGTAGCCTTGACAGACAAGGAGAAAAGCAAGGGCTCTCTGTCATGTTCATTGTAGCTCTTCTGGGATTCACCTCCCTGATAAGCGGATATATTTCCACGCTGCACACAGCTACATATCTTTATGACTATGTTGATGTAATCTCTGCATGGCTTATGAGTGCTTCTGTTACAGCTTACAACGCTACTGCTTTTGAAGTGTCAGTAATATTCAAAAGCAAGAGACGCTTCGGGCTTACATTTGTATTTATCACGCTCTGGACTATGGTAACGCTTTTCTCTATGGCTACCACGGTCTCAGTCTTTTATGACAGATTCAACTTCACTGAGACCCAGATAGCTATGGAGAACAAGCAAGCAGATTCAAACAAGCTTGCCTTAGAGCTCTTGCAGAAGAAGGAAGCTGACCTGAGAGAATCAATAGAGTTCAAGAAAAAGGACATTGAATATCGTCAGGAAAGAGACTACGCTACCACTGCCGTAAGAACCGAGCTTAACAAGCTTCAGGAAGAGCTCCAGAAGAACCTCTCCGACCAGCAGAAGCTTCTGGAAGACACACCAGAAGTAAAGGAAGAAAAAGTCAAGAGAAAAGAAAGCCTTTTTGCTTTCCTCGGAAGACTTATGAAAATCGAAGGCGGAGTGCTGGAGTTCATTATGTCAACTCTCTCTGCAATCTTCGTCAACCTTATTGCTCCTCTGTCTTTGACAGCAGTAACGGAACTTTTGAAGAAAAAGACACTTGACTAATTATATTAGTCATAATATAATAAGAAACAAAGGAGTACAGTATGAAGACAGTACAGAATATTGATAACATCACAGTAAAGGTAAGCAAAGAAGAGCTTATCAACGGAAAATGGCTTACATTTCAGCTTCTGTCTAAGAAGCTTGCAAAGATTGAAGAAGACAAGAGCATGGAATATAAAAGACTGAGAAACAAGATGTATAACTCTCAGGCTTGCTCTAAGTACAATTCTGAGACCGTTGCTGGAATGAAATGTATTGACGTAACAAATCCTATGAAAGGAACAGCTTCACTTACACTGACATTCGAGGTAGCATAATGAGAGCTTTGAATAAGTTTATGAAGGCGATTGCCATGATTCCGATTCATCTGCTGGTGTTGCTTTACAGCTGGGTAATGTCCTTTGCTGCAACAGCAGTAGTGATAGCCACAGTGGGCTTTGTCTGGAGCTTGTTCGCTCCGCTTCCAGCCATTGTACTGACTAAGTTCTGGTTAATTTATCTGATTGCAACAGCTCCGTGCACCTTGATTTTCTTCATTATGATTGAAACAGACAGAGTGAAAGAAGACAATACGGAGCACTGGAAGAAAAGACTTAGAATGAAATAATAAAAGGGAGCTTAAAGCTCCCTTTATTTTTAGAATATAATCAGAAGAATGACCACTATGGTCAAAGCAACAGAACTTGAACCAGTAGCTACGGCAACCGTTTTAAGCGTCTGATTCTGCTTCTCTGCTTCGTTTAATTGCGTTTCGTAAGATGTCTTCTGCTCGTTGTAAGTGCTCTTCACATCTTCCAATTCCTTCTTTTGCTCTATCAAGTCCTTCTGAGACTGAATCAGCTCGTTCTTCACATTTTCCAATTCCTTCTTCGATTCGCTGATTTCGTTCAGAATCGTCTCCGCTTCTTCGTCCGTCAGTCTTACCTCTGCGAAGCAAGAAAAGGATAACGGTGAAAAGGACAATAGACAGAACAGCACCGATAATGCTGAAAACCGTTTTAATCTTCTGCCACACATTTAGCCTTCCTTTGAAAACTTTCCAGTGGCAATAAGACCTGAACCAAAGGCAACTACCCACTGAAAGTCAGACTTGCCTAAGAAGAATCCGACAAGCCCAGCAACTACGATACCAAAGCCAAGCACTTTGGTAATATCACAATCCCATTCTTTGTCAGAGAACAAGGAAGTGAACCAGTTCTTTTTCTTTTCATCTGCCATACTATTTTCCTCCAAGAGTTTTCAGCTGAATCAGGAAAGTGATAAAATCTGGAAGCTTAGCTACCAGCATACCACCTACCGCAGTTCCGATAAAAGCAATTACAGTTCGCCATTTCTTTGCGTCTTTCTTTTCGTCCGCATGTTTGAGAGTATCGACATCTCCAACCAGTGTTGCCTGAACGCTCTGCATGTTTGTTATCCTACCCATAACACGGTTTTCCAAGTCAGAAAGGTCTCTCTTGTAATCAATTCTTACATCTGAGATTTCTTTCATAATGGTTTCCTTTTCAGTACGCTGAGATTCCTTAAAGTTAGCCATGTCAGTCTTTATGGAAGACACGTCCTCTTTGATTCCCATTAAGAGTTCTATGATGTTGATTTTTTCAGTCTGGTCTGACATGGCTCACTCCTTTAGTTCTCTGTAAATACAGCTACGTACTTACAAGCAGATTCATTCTCTGCAAGTGGAGTAACTTCAGCTGTAAGGATTTTGTTTGTTCCGATAGATTCACCGTTTCTTTCCCAGTGGTCGAAAGTAAATCCTTCTGCTTCAACAGCAATCAAAGAGAGCTCTGAGTTTGCAGCAGCTGAACCAGACAGAGGGAAGGCTACACAACCAGCAGTAGAAGCTGCGGCTGGAGAAACCTCAGAAGTCCATGCAACGTCAGCAAGCTTGAATGTAGCTGTGAATACAGCTGTATCAACACCAGCAGAGAGCTCAGGCATTGTAAGATTTACAACGGCTTCTTCACTGATTTTGACACCATTAAGCTGCCAAGAGACAAACTCGTAGTTGCGAGCTGGAATAGCTTTGAGCTGAACCATGTCTCCTACGTGGATTCTTCCTGAAGCTGGAGTAGCAATAGAGCCACCACCATTTTCTGCCACGATAGCAGAGAAAAGGATTTCTGCCTTTTCATCTTCAACAAGAGTGCGAACGTTTTCCTTTACAAGGAAAGCCTGAAGAACCTTTGATTCTGTATCTGGGATTTCCATATTCTCCAGAGCCTGAATCAAATCCAGAGCGTTGATGTCTTCAACACTTCCGTTTTTGTGAGTAATTCTGTAAGCATTGTAGATTTTAGTCTGCATAAAAATACCACCTCATTGTATCTAATTTTCCGTTTGCAACGGTATTTGATTTCCCGAAGGAATCAAAGATTACTTTCTTTGTTTTATTCAGCTGAACAAAATGTCCGAACTTGAATACGTAGCGACCAAAAACAACGGCTACGTTTGAAGGTATTTTTTCGTCAGCTTTGTGGTGAATATTATCGTATCGTACAGACAAAGCAAAGAACTCGTTCGCAAGAGCTGTATGGTTCTTAACCTCAGCTTCTCCGTCATCGTCATAATCTCCGTCATGGTTAAGGTCGCCAGAGATATAACCCTTCTTCTCTGCTTCTTTCCAGATTTTGTTGAGTGCTTTACGTCCGCTGCTGCCTTCGAAAATCATAGGCGAAGCGTTCGCAAAACAAAGGAAAAGACAGCCATAGTCCTGAATTACTGGAAGTAATTCTTTGTCAGATTGCTTTATTCCTTTAAGCATTAAAAAGCCCCCTTACGATTCATTATAAACCGTAAGAGGGCTTTATGCAAGTTGTTAAGTATTACTTAATCACTCAACCTTTTTCACCGCTTTATTGGCAATTACCGAGGTAACGATACCAGCGATTATGAGAATCAGGGAGAATACATAGCCGATGATTGCTGTAACCTGAGCTTCTGTAATAACTCCAGTAAGACCAGCAACAAAAGCTCCAAGTCCTACGAGAACCATAGACAGAATGACCAGCCAGCTCTTTGCTGTCTTGTCTCTGTCATTCCAGAGCTTACCTACTGCAAGTCCAGCTCCGAACATTGTTACAGCAAAGCCTGACATCTGAGCAAGAGGGAACTTTGCGAAGTAACCGATGATTGCTCCTACAATGATAAAAGCAATACTGACAATTAAGAAAAGTTTGTTTTTCATCTTTTCCTCCTTAATTATATTAAGTGTATTTTAGCTCAGAGTAAGGTATTTGTCAATCTTCTTCAGGGTAGCTTGAAAAGGAAGCTCTTCTTCGTACTTCTCCAGCTGCTCCATGACTACACCAGAGCCAGTGAAAAAGATTTTATGCTCACCGTTTTCGTCTGATTCAGTAAACTGGACTATTGCGTAGTTTTCGTGTTTATCCTGATATTTTGACCTTCTGATTTTGTATTGCAGTATGCAGATTTCCTTATCCAGCAGCTCAGCAATCTTCGCCTTTTTACCGTCAAATACATAACCTTCATCTGAAAAATCACTGAACTTTTTCATTATACCAGCCCCAGTTTTACTTTAAGATTGTATGAATTGCAGTGCTTCAGCCAGCCTAGCGTAGAAGCTATGCTTGCTCTGCGTTTCTCTTCTGTATATCTAGGATAAATCCTTCGGATTCTCCGTTTAACTCTCTTTGCAGTGGACTTTCGCAGCAGCATATACTTTCCGAAAGTCCTATATCCGCAGAAGTCCACTCCTTGCTTCGTATCAAAGACAAAAGCTTTAGAGAAAGTCAGCCCCAGCTCATCAAGAATGAACTTCTCAATTTTCCTTCTGCACTCATGGAGCTTTGCTTTGTCATTGGAAAACAGCATGAAATCATCACAGTATCTTTCATAATCTTTGATTCCGAGCTCTTGCTTTACATAATAATCAAGCTTTGTCAAGTAGAAGTTTCCGAACCACTGTGAAGTATAATTTCCGATTGGAGCGTTTGTTTCACCTTCAAAGGAATAAATTATATCATCAAGGACAGCCATAAACTTGTCGTCCTTAATCATTTTATGAAACATTCCTGACAGTATATCATGTCTTATGGAAGGATAGAAGTGGTGAATGTCGCATTTGAGACAATACTTATTGCGTCTGACAAACTGCGAGCACCTTCTGGAAGCCCTCATCTGTCCTTTTCCTTCAACGCAAGCGTAAGAATCATAGATGAAGTGGTCTATCAGAATTGGCTTCAGAATGTTCATTACAGCGTGCTGCACTATTCTGTCAGGGTAATAAGGTAACTTGTAGATTGTCCGCTTCTTCGGTTCATAAATAACCATTGAACGATATGCAGAGGTGTGAAACTTTCCTTCAATCACCATTTGCCTTAGTGCTTCCGTATTCTCTTTTCTGTGCTCGTTAAAAGCAATAACCTGACGTTTCTTGCTCTTGCCAAGCTGAGATTCATGTACAGCAAGTTCAAAATTATCTACCGACACAAAGCGTTGCCACAAATTACTGTATGTTTTCATAAAATCGGGAAGAAAGATATTCGACAAGCTACTAACCTCTCTTCCCCTCCATTTTCATTTTCTGGCTTTCCGCCAAAGATTTATCCTCGGCTGGAGTTGACCCCAAAACTAAGTAAGTTTGATTGTAGCATGGAGTTTGCTTTTTGTCAAAACCATATCGAGCCCCGACCTCCGATATTCGTATTCACATTCGAACGCACATTATTCGCATTACGATAGCGAGAACCGCAGTGAGTGGAATTGCTCCAATTACCGCCAGCATGAAGGCTAGGTACTAAGGATAAGCCTTATTAGAAGGGAAAATCCCTTATAACCTTTTTAATATGTTTTTGCCTACCAGAACAATGGTAGGCAAAAACAGCGTGTTGCGAGCTCGTGCTACGCACTCGCTCTACGCAACTCGGATAACTCCAGCCGAGCCCCGACCCCCGATATCCGCAGCCACACACGAACGCACAACATCCGCACGACGACAGCGAGAACCGCAGCGAGTGGAATCGCTCCAATTACCGCCAGCATGAAGGCAGTAATTATCCCAATACTGCTGACCAAAGCTTCCCTGACCGTCATTGTTAGCCCAGTCAGAAGCAGAAGCTGTTCCACAAAGCTCATCAAGCCACTGAGTAAGATAACCACAACATTCCTCGCAACCAATGAAGGAAATCATACGTCTTCCAGCAGTATCAACGTGTCCGCCTACTGTTGTCTTATCAGAAGCTCCCTGAATAGCCGTTCTTTCATTTGAACCGCTTGCAATAGAAGTAAACTCGTGGTCTTTCAAAAGACGCTTTCCTACTGCTCTCATGTCTTCTTCGTGATTCCACTGCCGACGAGATACAGTATGCTGAGCACCGAAAGCAGAGCGAGTAGCTTTGCCTTTTCCAGACTGCAAGTAGATGTCAACTGCAATATCACAGTCTCTATCATAAACCATACCGTCATAAGAAGCACAAGCTGGGTGGAATGTAAGACACCATATTGATTCAGGAAGAATGTCGTTTGCTTCAAAGCCAGACAGAGGGTGAGCAACTGTTCCGACATTGTAGTAAGTTCCAGCTGTAATAGCTGTAATCGGCTTGTTATAGAAAGCGTAGAAGTCTGGGTCTTCCTCTTCATTGTACTGCTTGATGAGGAAGTTATCACCAGTAGTTGTGAGTTCGGTAGGAACAAGACCAGTAACGCTTGCACCAGCGTCAGCACAAAGAGTATGGAACTGTCCGATTCTCTTTGTTCCAGTAGCTTCAGCCTTTGTAAGAGAACAAGTAACGTTTCCTTCAGCGTCAAGGAATACGTACCAGTCTTTTCCGTTTGGACTTGTCTCTGCATTGATTGTCTCAGAGAGGTCAATGCTTGTGTCTGTATCAAAGTGAACAACAGTGTTTCCTACTCTGATATGAGTATCAGCAAGGATTTTCAAAGTCTGCTTGTTTGCGGCAGAGAAGTCAAAGCGAAGCCAGCGAGGTGTCTTTGCCATAACATCTTTGAAAGTAAAGTTCACTTTCTTTACTGTTACAGAGTGGTCAGCGTATCTGTTTGTAGCAAGCGGAACTGAGAGCAAAGTAGGGTCAGTAGTAGATACTGGAATGTTTTCGCCAGTAAGAGCAACGTTTCCGTTCGAAGGAAGAACACTGTTTACTGTCTTTACATCACCAGCAGAGAGACGAGACCATACTGAACCGTCATAGATAACACGGTCATTTACAAAGAACTGAATGTTTCCGCTTCCGAGGTTCTGTGTACCAGCAACAGAGACAATGTAGAAGTCTCCCTTTGTTCCAGTTCCGTCAGCAAGAGTAGGAGTGTTTGTCTCAGCGTTCCACTGACCTTTATACTCCATAGCTGATTCAGGAAGCTGTGAATAAGGAACTCTTCCGTTTGCGTCAAGAGTAGCAAAACCGTTTGCTGTTCCTCTGTGAGCGATGAGAGTTGCCACGAGGTTCGAGAATCCGTCATTTACCTTGTTCAGGTTATATGACATACGACCAAAGAAATGGTTTACCAACATACGAGTAATTGAAGAAGCCTGAGCACGATAGCCCTTAGAGAGCACTGTCTCATTTACCTTCAATACCGAAGCGTCAGCAGTAGGGATATTCTGAGCATTATTTACGTTATACTCAGAAACACCGTTAGCGTCATTGGTTGTATAAGCTTCATCTGTGTAAGAGAAGCGAGCAACCTTATTGGCAATAATTGTGTCTTCAACCGTTTTGATTGCAGACAAGTCTTCATTAAGTGTACCCATTGTACTTACTCCTTTTTATGTTAAATATTCTCTACAAGTGAAACTTGTACGAACTTCAGATTTACTATGAACTCCAGAAGGTTCAATCGCTGCTGCTTCAAAGTAATGTCTACTGAATCGTCATAGTCATAGTAAACGTTCCAGTGCTTACCGTCAGAAGCTGTCTCTACGTTTCCAAGCTTTACAAGTCCGTCAGGACAGATAAGACTTGTGATTCTTCCCAGAGACTTGATTGAAGCTCCGTTGTATCTTATCCACTGCAAGGCTTTGAAAAGCTCTATGTACAATGAAGGTTCAAGGTTCGAGTATGAAGCTTCGGCTTCAGAAAGGAACATGAACTGGTCTCCGTAATAGTCAGAGTAGGCTACTCCCACTGGAGGTGTAGCAGAAATCTTTTCATGTCTTACACAACCGTTGTCATCAAGAACATTTGTCTCTTCTGAAGATATGTAACCGATTAAGGTTTCATTACCTACCAGAGAAGAACGCAGCGTAGGTGTAGCCAGAGTATTGATGTCATCGAACATCGGAACTGGAACAACAAAAAGACCTCTTTCTGAATACTCAATTCCGTCAACGACATTAGAATCTGTCATGCGGATTCTGACGATGTTATCAGCTGGAGAATTGTCTCCTTCTGAGAGCATTAAAAACTCATCACCATAGTATTCAGAATAAGCTACTCCTGAAGGCGGAGCTGCAAGAACCTTCTCTGGTTTTACGTTTCCAATATCATCAAATAAATCTGTTTCTTCTGAAGAAATGTAGCCTAAAACCGTATCACTGTTTCCGACAAGTGAAGAACGCTCCAGATTAGTAGCCTGAGTATTTATGTCATTAGCATAAGCGTCCTGATTCGTTCTGACAAAAACAAAATAAACAGTGGTATCGTCTCTTGTATGGAAGAATGAAAAGTTCTCCAGCTCAGTATTAAAAAGTCCTCGCTCAGAGCACTCAAATCCGTCTACCACAAAGCTCTCTGTCATTCGAAGTGAAGCAAGAGATTCAGCTCTGGAAAGACGTGGCAAAAAGATACCAGCGAACTTTCCAAGACCATAAAGGTTCTTGTCTGAAATCTTACCATTCTCAAACTGCTGAGCCTTAAACTCAGAGAGAAAGTCTTTTATGTCCTTAGTGCTCTCATTAAGAGCACCATTTATGTTTGTTACATAGAATCCGTTAAGCTCACCTCTGAGCCAACGGAAGAAAGCTTTTGCCATATACTACTCCTGAGAAACTGGTGTAAAGATAACATTAGTAAGCTCTGGAATACGTGATGAAGGTATTTCAATATAGTTTACGTTACTGTTATTATATTTAAGGTTTACTCCCAGAAGCTCAATACCAGTAATATCAAGAGCTTCGATAGCATTGTAGAAATCGTCTTCTTTGATGTAATCTACATGCTTTTCTGATACAAAAGTATTAAACAAAGCAGTTCTGATTTCATTCTGAATATCGTATTCATTTGCATAGGTATTATTGATTTTGTAAATCAACTCTACACCATACTGAGTTTTAGCGAAAGGAATCAGGTTCACCCCATGCTTACCACCAATGAAAATATCATTTTCATAGAAAACCTCTACGCTGTCTACTGTCTGGAGCGTAGGACAGATAATCTTTTCACAGACCTTCTCTGCAATCTCTTTCTTTACTTCTCCAGAGTAGAAGATTGCAAGAGTATAGGCTGGAATGGTATATCCGTCATATTCCATTTCTGTATTTGTAGGATTGAACTTTACCTTACAGTCAAAGATATAAGGAAGGTTTCTGATTTCACTTTCCAGCTCTACCATAGAGTTCTGTCTGTCAGTTTCAGAGTTGATTCGCTCTCTGAACTCCAAGTCTGTCTCTTCTGAAATACCAAGAAGGCTTGTATTATCAGCACAACTGAAAACAAGGTCAGATGAGATTGGCTGCTCGGAAGTAACTGTAATCTTTGCCTGAGCTGTTACTGGGTACTGTCCGATTTCTTCCGACATCGCAATAAATGAAACATAAGAGCCTGAAGCGATTGTAGTATTATTCATTACCTCAAACTCAAACTTGGTATCATCGTCAAGAGCATAATAGTAAAGTCCAGCAAGAAGCGTTACAGCTACGCTTCCGTTATTTGTTACCGTAATATGAAGTCCAGAAGCTGAGCCCTGATTACGCTCCGTACCTACGATGTTAGCTGAAGAGTTCAAGTCATCATCTGAGCAGTAAAGAGGGTCAAACTTATTGCTGAGAACTACGCAGACATTGTTTATGATTTCATAGCCTTTCGCTGCTGCCTTAAAAATAAGATAGATGATATTAGTATTAGACCTCGCAAGTGTGCGAGGTGAAATAAGAGAATCAAAACTATCGCATATTGTAGTTAAAATGGTATCAAAAGTTTTAAGTTCCATTATGCCACCGCCTTTAGTGTGTATTGTAGATATGAGTTTCCATTGTCATCTGTAACAGTGTTAAAGACAACCTCAACAGTAGGTGTAATCTCTGCAACAGCGTTTGTTATGTCTTCCATGAGCTGAACGACATTGATTTCTTCCAGAATGGCTTCACTCCACCTTATACCTTCGTCCAAGTCAAGAGGGTCAAGACCTTTCTGCCAGATTGTAGCCATAGCACAAGCTTGTTCTACAAGAGCGTCTTCATCAGTAAGCTCTTCAGCTCCACTGACAATCTCATTGTCGTTTTCGTCTTTAGTGATAGTAGGATATAAGTCTATGATGTTTGGAGAGATTACATAAGATGTTCCAGAAGGCTGTTTTACAGTCTCTTTTTTATAAACCTTAACGTCCATAACTCAGATTATACTTCGCATTTTTCAAGCCGTCAAGATATTGAACCTGAGCCAGAAGAACCAGCGATATTTCCCTGACCGTCAGTGCTGATTGTTCCAGAAGTATAAAATGAGTTTATTTCATTGGCAAGCTCTTTAGCGAACTCTTTGTTTCCGTTAAATCCTTCTTCCTCTCTCTGATTATACATCTTTTTGAAAAGAAGCTTCAGCTTTGAAACAAGGGTAGTCTCAGAGCAAGAGATAGTCCCTTTCGCTGCTCCTCCATACGGAGATATAGGAGTTGCTGGAGGAGGTGGAGTAAGAACACCAGTAACAGTAGTTGTAACCACTCCGTCATCTGCCATTTTCTTGAATCCCTTACCCATTTCCTCTGCAAGGTAATCGTCTCCTCCAGAGGTCATAGTTTTCATAGCTGTACAAGCTGCTTTTATGATTGCAGCACAAGCAGAAGCCGTTACCGTAAGCTTTCCAGTTCCGCTGCCAGAATATGTACCTCCAGTAACCGTTCCAGCGTCAGTAGTGGAAACCACACCGCCAGAAACAAAGGTAACGACAGCAGCAGAGATTCCGTTCGGAAAAGTGTCCTCGTTTCCGTCTGTCATAGATTCAAAAACGTCTTCAATGTCGCTCTGTAATTTTGCTTTATTGAAAGCCATATACTACTCCGCAAAGAACTGATTAAGCTTAGAACTTCGCCAAGTTGCGATAGTTCCCTTAGAAGCTGGAGATGTCGCCTGAGTTGCTGGAGAACCAACAGTAGTAAGATTCTCAACTTCCTGAGCAAGACCGTCCGTTACTTCTTTCAATGATGTAACTCCGTTTTTAATCGTGTATTTTCCGTCAGCGTCTATTGTAACGTTTCCGTTCTTGTCAACAGTGATTGTCGCTTTTCCGTTTGTTACGGTAATCTCACTGTCTTTATTTGACGTAATCTGAACATCGTTGCTTACCAGAGTAAGCTCACCGTCAGCGTTTGATTCAAAGGTAAATAGGTTCTTGTCATCGTCCTCTGAGTAAGCCATTTTAAGAGTAATGCAACCGTCAGAAACATCAATAAAGTTCTTATGAAAGCTTTCCTGATACTGATTCAGAAGAATGGCAATTCCGCCCATAATTGTATAACCGTTACCGCAAGCAGTTATAATAGGCTCATTGGTCTCTGGATTGAACATACCTCCAGCGAACCTTCGAGGGAACAATACGATTACTTTATCGTCAATGTTCGGCTTGATGTTCACAGTAACCGAGGAGCTTGAAAAAGAAGCCAGAACGCAGTTAGTTATAATTATGTCATCTGCTGAATCTGCTACCGCCATTTCAACAGTAACAATTCCAGTAG